GGCTTATTTGGGCTTTTTATATTGGCTCGCTTCAACTGAGCTCGCGTTTAACCTGCCTTGAGATCTTCCCATGTCCCCAGCTATATGATGGCGAATTACGGCTCGCGGGCTGAGCTGGCCCATAAACTGATCGAGCTGCTCCGAATCGCTAAGCTGCTGATCCGATTCTTTAGTCGCTTCCCATTGCCTGCGTACATTGTGATAAGCAGCATAACATCCGCCCGACTCGTCGAGCTGTCCTGCAGCTCGCTTGCCAGCTCCATGACCAGAAAAGATCACGGGATAATTACGATCGCCACGTGCACATAACGGTTTACCGTCCCCGCAATCAAGACAACTGAAATTGTCCAGATATTCGGCTGGACATCTGACAAGAGTCGTCCCGTTAAAATCCCCTGATCTATACGACTTAGATTCGCGCCAAAATGATTCATCAACAATAGACACGGCGGGCTGGCCCCGTTTGATCCACCGCACGGCCTGCTGAAAAGAATCAGCAGAAAAGTTAATCACTGTCTTAGCTGGGCTCAGCAGCTCTTTATACCATTTTGGATGAAAGTGAGAGTAAGTCATAGATTCACCCGCGCGAGGCTTAGCATTTAACACTGAGGCCATGTAAACCAGATCAGGCATATCTGACCCGCAGCCGCTAGGATTCAAGCTGCAGCTCTTTGGGCAAGTGTCAAAAACAGACTGATCGCCCGCCCTATATGTCACCGCGCAGCCCTTAGTTTTTTTAGCTTTGCTTATTTCGACTGTCTTTAACATTGCTCAATTCTCCGCCCATACTGGTCGAGCTGCGTGTAAACATTGCCCTGAATCAATTCCACAATATCTGCAGTTTCATATTGATCGGGCTTGTCGTAAACATCGAGCTGCCAAAATTTCCCCGCGTATTCCATCACGACTCCAGTTTCATCACCGTGAATTGGATGTTCATAAAACTTGCGGCCTGATACTTTAAAAAGCGGTTTAAAGTCTGTTATTTTGTGCATTTTTGAATCTCCATTAATTGCACTGTTTCAATTGATATAAGATTAAGCCCATATATGACCCATGTCAAAAAATAAAAAAGCCCGCCAATATAAGCGGGCTTTTCTGAATGTTTAGGCTGCTGCTGTTAAGCTGCTAAGCTGGCCCGACTCACGCTGGCCCAATTGGCGGGGCTCATATTCAAAACATCACCGCCTAGCCGTTGCCAATCGTCGACATGATCAGCTTCTGCATTATTCGCGCAAGCTGTCACAGCGTTCATAAGGGTTGCACGGCTTATAGGCTGGCCCTGCTCATAGCCTGACTGTCCGATCGTATTTAAAAGCCCGTCAAAAATCGTGCTAGTTTGCTTTTTTGGAATCGCAAGCACCTTGCCAAGCTGCTCTACCGCGCCCTGCGTGTAAGTCCCTTCTATCACGTCACCTGCAGCAGCTTTCATCTGCTCAAGCACAGCGTCAAAAGATTCGCGGCTGGCATAGTTGCGGGTGATGTCCCGCAGCTTCAGACCCAATGCTGCATTATCTGCATTTTTTGCTTCATCAGATAGAATGCTCCATGTGTCATCATCACCACGAGCTGACGTAATGTGCGAGCTGCGCGACCTGTTTTGTGTTTGCATCCCGTTCAAGCAGGCCAGTGTCCAGTTAATCTGAAAAACTTGAATAGAGCCCTGACCGACTTCAGAATTGCTGATGCCGATTCCCAGTGCCATGATGTCACCGACATTCGCACCTTCGCCCAAAATGGTTTCAGATTTGAATCTGGCGTAAAGCCTTTTTTCTGTAATGTCTGCATTTTGGATTTTCCACTGAGCTTCTGATTCCATCAGCTCAGGCAAAACAGTTTCAATGAGGTGCACATTGTCAAAAGTCTTAAACTTGTCAGAAACAAAAGCCCGGGCAATTCCGAAGCGTTCATCATTCATATGCGTTCTGATCATGCGGGTGACGGGCTCGTTTTGCCATATGGCGTTGACCAATCCGTCCCACTGCTCAGGATAGCTGCCCTGCAGCCGCCTTGCAGTCCGCACGTCTATTCCAGCACGGGTTGCTATCTGGTCAAAAGCAACATCATTTACCTGTAAATGACGGGTTGGTTCACCGCCCTGCCCCTCAAGAATTATGCCAGATATGTTTTTATCTTCTGCATATTCTGAAGTCTTATAAAAAGCCTGATCGGTTGGTACTAAAAAGTCCTGAGACCTAGCCGCCTGATCCTGCACTTTCCGCATAAGAGCCTGTAATGTGAAGCCTTCATTTTCAATAGTATGTGTCATGTGTAAATCTCCATTATGACAGTTGAACTGTAATGGTTATAAGCTTTGTCTTATATAGTGTCAATTGAATTTTTAAAAAAAACCCCTGCCAGAATATGGCAGGGGCAAAAATCATTTTTTCTTTTTCCATTCATACCGACTTTTTACTTTTTCGATGTCGGAGCTGCCATAGAGCAGCCAATAATAAAGCTTGGCAAAAATTATCATTCAGCAGCCTCCAGCTCGACCTTTTCATTGTATTCTTCATCGTAATGCTGGCGGGCTTCCTTTGTCACGATAAAGCCCTCGCGATTCACATAATGATCGGGATTAGTAAACGTCCACATAACGCCTTCCTCAGTGTCTGTGATGATGACTGACCAAATATGTTTTAAAGCACTCATTCTCCATTCGGTTGTCATGTCTGAGATAAACACGTTTTGCATGTCTGCTATTTTGGCAAAAGCTGCACCAAGTGATAGGAAATAGTCCCCGTGAGAATCCCTTATTTCCTCATAAGGAAATTCTGTAGCTTCAATGACGTTACTTTCAATTGTGAAGTCGTGCCCGTCATCAGTCCGTTTCCATTCAAATTCATCAGGATTGTAATTTGCCTTTTCAAAAGCCTCTTCTTCACTTTCGGCAATTACAATGGTCTCATATCCAACATCTTTTGTTGCTGATACTAAAAAACTTTTCATGTCAGTGCCCACCTTTCCCGCAGCTCAGAAATTGCCCTCAACACTTTTCTCATTCGTTCGATTTTATCAAATTCTGCATCATCACTTATGTGCGGAAGCGAATCGTCTAGAGTGTTATAAATTTTTGTTGGGGATAAGATCCCAATTCCAGAATATTCCCCTTCACCAGTTACATTTTTATCATAAACTTGAAAAATCTGTTCCAAGTCTTTTATAGCTTTCAGAACATTACAGAGCCTCATTTCATCTGAAGCAACTAAAACTGTTTTATTCATCACGATGCCTCCTTATCTTTTGTACCAATACCCTTTTAACACCCCTGTTTTTTCGAGATGCTCTTCGAGCTGCGGCAGCATATCTGAACTGTGATATTTTTTAGGCAAGTCTGCCGCACGACAGCCAGTAATTTTCGCCACTTTTGTGCGATACTTACGCAGCAGGTGGTAGTGATTTATGACTGCCTCCTCATTGCCCCAGAAATCCACACTGTTCAACGCAATCCAAATCATGCAGATTTCAGCATCCTTTTCATTTTGGGGGTCAAAAGCTTTAAGATCTTTCGCCATTTTCTTTCTCCTCTTCATATTCTTCTTTTTTCATCACATCGACTTCGACTTCACATTTGTGACACCAAAATTCTATTTCATCAGGCAACCAATACTTTTGTCTGTTGTGGAAAGTTTGATTGCTATGCCACTCATCACTGCCACAACTGGCACAAACATGAGGTGTTTTTTCAAAGCTAAACATTTTGGGTCTCCAAATACCATTCTTTATATTTTTTGTAGGCCAACAGCTTGTAGGCGTACAAGTCTGCGAACTCCCAATCTGCTATGGGGTCAAAATCATCAAAGAGTGTTTCTATTTCACTCTCCAGCATGACCATCAATGCGTTAGCCTCTGAGGCCGTTAAGTGGATCAGGGGTTTATTAATTTTCTGTGTTGTTTTCATAGTAAACCTCCAGACATATAAGTCATAAAATCATCTTGCTTTGTGATGACGCCATCTGAATATTCATAGATGCCATGCAGCTCCATGCCATCACGTTTCTTCTTACAAACGTGGATCATGTCACCATTTTTTAGACTGTCTGGAAATACGGAAAGGGTGTGGGCTAAAGCGGGCCCGATGTCAGAAATTTTATTTGCTTTGGAATAAATAGAAAAGCCGCTGCTACGCTGCTTTGGGGTTGCATACCAATAAGTCATGCTCATCTCCTTCAGTTTCTGTTGATAACTAAAGGATAAGTCTTATACCACAAATGTCAAGTCTAAAAATTCTTGCCAGTTCACCGGATTAGAAAATTTAAACTGGGGCTCTAACAACAATCCTCTGTCTACCAGTTCAATCGCTTGTTCCCCGTTATAGACAAAAATGTCTGCATTTTTTGTGTGCACAAAAATGTAAGTTGGAGCATGTTTATGCTGGGTCATCCAAGACACTTGATGAGGAGATAGACGGACAGCAAAGCCTTTTGTTGTCTTCAGCTCTACAAAATAAAATTTTCCCAGTTCAGAACAAACGACAAGATCAGGAACACCAAGAGAAGCCCAGCTCTCCAGACGGGTGAGTCGGATGTTAGGCCGACACTTCTTCTGGTGTTTCCGAAATTTCTGATAAAAGCTCGACTCCAGATTTTTCTTCTTCTGGGGTAATGTTGATAATATCATGTCCATGCTGGTCTTTTAATTCCTGCAAAGCCTTTTCAACTTCTTCACGAGACATGCTGTCAATCGACCCGTGTCTGATTTCAGATTTATTGATGTAAATATTGCCCTGAGCCTGCCCCCTGCGATACTCAGCCTGGACGGCTGCAGAGTATGCTCCATTTTCGATAGCCAAATCGCGTATGCGCTGCATGTCACGGACATGACGAGCAAAAGTAATGCCGTACTTTTCATCCAGCTCTGCCCTATATGCTTTAATGGCGGCTACAACATTTGGATGCATGTTCGGGTTGGTGAGCTCAGAAGCTTTCACATGTGCGGACTTTTCAGGATAGCCTGCGTTGATAGCTGCCTGACGTTTTGTAATCATACCGTCGTTTGCGACAAACTCTTTCACAAACTTCTCTTGTTTGGGCGTCAAAGGAGTTTCTATGCTTTTACGAGGTCTACCTCTAGATTTTTTAACAACTTGCATTGTGGCCCTTTATATAGCTTCCTACCATAAAACTAAATCAAATAAGCTATTTTGGCAACCAATAGGGAAAAAGTTACATGTTACATAAAAAGTTACAAAATTATTTTGGTATATATATGTTATTATTGTAGAAATTACCTGTGTAACATTTTGATCATTTGAATCACCTAAAAAAAATGAAAAAAATATTTTTTTGTTAAATCTGTACATATATAAGTTTCACAGCAAACAACCCCTTATCCAGCAAGGGCTGCAGCGTAACTTTTTTGTGTTTGAAAAGTGTTACAAAAGTTACACCCTGCTCTGGTCATCGCAACAGAACAGGGTGTAATTGTCAATCAACAGCAGAATGGAGATTCGTGCATACATAACCCTAGTCCGTGGGCCGTGCACCGTCAAGTTTTTTCTTCAGCTCGACTGTCAAAAAAATGACACGTCAAAAAATTGACGTCAAATTATTGACTTGACAATGTATGGGCGTTGTGGTATACTGTACAATGGAGAATTTTTTAAAATTTCTTCACGCTATTTGACATCGTAAATATCAATCAACAGCAAAGGAGATCCATGTGACTTGCCTTATGATAGAGCCTGTGTCCAATATGATAGCTAACCATGCTGTCTGTAATTGGCACAGACACAATGACCCGTTGCCCGATTTACATCTGTCGTTTTGTTATGGTCTGTATGAGTATAACAGATTGGCTGGAGCGGGCATCGGCTGCAAGACCTTGTTAGGTGTTGCTATGGTAGGTAATCCTTGTGGTAGACCAACGGGCCCGGACCGCAAGCTTATCCTTGAAATTAGAAGGGTATGTTTTAAACCTGGGGTCAAGTTTCATCAGTTGCGTCGTTACTACACAGACAAAATTTTTAAAGATGAAATGTCTAAAAGAGTTATGCCTGTATTGGTTCGCAACTTAGACGGGACGCAGCCGTTTGCTCAAGGTAACGCCATCAATGCTTACACCGTGCCAAGCTTCTTTCTTCGCGTCGCAGAGTTTTATGTAAAACAAAAATTTACAAACATCAAAAAACTGTGGACGTACATACAGGAGACAGAGGACGGCAGGTATATCAGTGAAGCTGGCTATCACATAGACCATTATGTGAAGAGCCGTGGGCCGCGACACGTCGCAAAGTTACGGTTTGCTAAAGAACTTTAAAAAAGAACGACGGGCGATTTATATTTCACCCGTCGTTTTTTATTTCTTAAACGCGACCAGTCAAAGCGTCGTTTAGTGGACCGTTTCATCTGGTAGGTCTGCTGCTTTACGTGCAAAGCTGTCTGCGACTGCTATCATTTCGGACACGTTCTCAGGATCAGCGCAGCTTCGATAAGCACATTCGATAATTACTGTGAGCAGCCCGACCATGACCAACGGTTCGTGTTGTGCGTCTCCTGCCTTTGTAGCTTTAGAAATTTCTTCAAGAGCATCGACACCCATGTGATACCCGTGTTCGAAATCTTTACTGTCACTATCGACTATAAGGCGCACTAATTCGGTCATCCCTGCAGTATCCTGTTCCAATGTTTATTTATTACAGAAACTTCTTGATGTGCTTCGCGAGTAAACCCACGGTCACGCAGCAAAGTTTGATTATGCAGGTTCACCACCTTTTGAATGGCTTCCATCGACTCATGCCATTGAGGGCGCAGGCCCTCTACATAACCCGCTTTATTGACCATATCTTTTACGGTTTCATCATCCATATGCTTATATTCCTATTTTTCAGACTTTTGATCAATTAGTATTATTTTATGCATCAAATCACCAAACAGGTCATCAAGCTTTGCAACTGCAGTCATATCCTGATATTTGATATCTTCTTTATTCAAATAACGCAGATGCAAAGTGGTCAACAAATTTCTGGTGTTTCGCAAAATGTTTAAATCAGTTTCAGTAAAAACCACACCTTGTGGGCGGTCTGACTGTTTAATTACTTCGCCCGCAACTTTCAGCTCGACTTTACGAGGGCGACCAGCTTTCTTTTTATCTTCTGTCATTCTGTTCTCCTTATCTTTTTCGATAAAATATTTCTGTGCATCTCCTGCAACTTTAAGATCCACTCGAAATCTTCAGACCAATATTTGTTGGCACTAAATATCGGGCGGAAAGCCTCACCTACATCCATCAGGTTGTCAGGAATTTCATCCCAGTTAGTATTAGTGTCTCTTAGGTCTCCAAGCGTGATGCGCCCTTTAAGGCCCATGTAAACATTTTGCAAAGCCACAAAGGCAGCATCTTTTTCTTCTGGTTTAAGGTAAACACGACTATTTAATTTTTCAGCAATCTTTCGATTAGTTCGAATTAAATCTTTCATTCTGTTCTCCTTGACAACCATTGAATAGGTCACTAGTATATAAGAGTTATTTTATATAAGTCAAGAGGAGTTTTATATGAACGCCGCAGACATGAGCGTAGAAGAATTTGAAAAGCATCTGGCGGACATGCGCGACAGGCTTTTCTATTATAAAAATTATAGTAAAGAGACGGGCTCGAAGCGTGATGACCCAAAAAGTAAACGCACCTATCTGACCCAGAAGCGCGGGCAGGGGTTAGCGAGCGGTTCGCTAAAGCGTCGTAAGCCTATGCGTCATCAGCGTCCATACTAGTGCGGTTAATATGTAGATATGTTTGTGTCGATGACCCTGTACCGGAAGGCTGGACGTTACACAAACTATATGGTCATCATGGTGCAAATGGATATGGAGTAATTACAATGCCTGACAACAGAGAGAAGGATGATTTCTATCCAACGCCTCCTGAAGCTACAAAAGCCATGATGTCCCGTTGTCCGTGGTTGAAGTTCCCTGAAGAGGGGAACGAGTATGCCATATGGGAGCCAGCGTGTGGCGAAGGTCATATGTCAGAAGTTTTTAAAGAAGCAGGGCTGAGCACATACAGCACGGATCTCGTGGACCGTGGGTATGGTGACGCACACGGTGTAGATTTTTTAATGGAGCAGAAGAGCTTTGCTCCGTGGATAATTACAAACCCTCCATATAAGCTTGCCAATGAGTTTGTGAAACATGCTTACAAACTCCAGGTTGAGAATAAGCAGGGCGAGGGGTTTATATTTTTGTTGCGACTAGCATTTCTAGAGGGACAAGCACGGTATAAAGAAATTTTTAAAGATATGCCGCCCAGTAAAGTGCTAGTGCATACAAAGAGGCTGACCTTGATTCGGGGCGACCACGAAGAATCGTGGTACGGTTCGGGAAAGACAGCTATGGCGTGGTTTGTCTGGGAGATAGACCCGTTTACAAAAGAAGGGGCTGCGCCCCGCATTCAATGGTTATAAGGAGACCAACATGTTGCAGAAGTTTTTAAAATTGTTCTTTCCGTGCTTTGCGAAGTCGGAGAAGCTAGAGCCGTTCAAGCATCCGCAAGAGGATAAGGTTCAGGATATATTGAACAAAGAGCGGGAGAAAAAGATGAAAGCCGCACCGAAGAAGAAGCGGGGCAGGCCAAAGAAAAAGAAATAGGGCAGAGATATTTGGGATCGGCTTATTAAAACTTTCTCTGCCCCCATCATATACGAATTTTTTAAAAGAGCAGCCTAATTGGTTGCTCTTTTTTCTTGTTCTGTATAGGGGTTGTCGTCTTGCATAAGCAAAGAAGCTGTAACGCCAAGATTATATAACGCCTCTTGCATTGGATTGTCGGAAGCTTTGCCCCGTTCAGATAGAAAAACCTCGATAGGTTGGCCTGTCTTTGGATGATAACTTACAGTTACAGACAGCCCCATGCCAACTTCCTTTGTTACACAAGGTCTACGGGTAGGTAAATCCAACATATTTCACTCCTCATTTGTTTGATTCTATCAGTCTATAGAGAAGGTGAAGTTGAATCTAGATATTAATCTGTCTCTTTTATCTCATACCCTTCTGCTCTGCAAAACACGTCAAACATGACGCGGAGCTGACCAGATATACTTCGGTTTTCTAATTCTGCGATTTTCTTGATGCCTTTGTATACTTTGATAGGCACTAACACTGATTTCCATTTCGACGTATCCATAAGACCCTTCTCCATAATTCCCCGGCAAGGACAGGGCCTCAAGTGTCTGGCTGGAGGGTTGGACCCCTGCCCTTACCTGTAAGATAATATAGGAGATTATACTAGAAATAGCAAGAGAAAACCTACATACTCTCGCCCCAGTTGTCTCCTATTTCGATATCTGTCTTCATTGGCACTTCTAATTCTATCGCATCACACATAATCTCTGCGATATTCTTTGCGACTTGCTCATGTTCTACGCTAAAAGCGAGCTCGTCATGCACCTGCAACAAGGGCAGGCATCCCTCTTTGTACAGGTCTACCATTGCTTTCTTTGTCATATCGGCAGCCGACGCCTGTATTAAACGGTTTAAAGCTTTGTATGCCTTGGACCGTTGCAAAGGGACAGTGGGCCCATAATGTGCGCGGGCCTCATCATATTTCATGGCCTTGTGCATACCAAACTTGGTAGGCTCAAAGTCTGGAAATCTACACTTGCGGCCCAACAGGGATCGAATAGAGCCCTCTTCGTTGCCGTTCTGCACACGGTCTTGCACAACCTTCATAAGCTTTTTAACAAACGGCACTCGCTCATCATATTGCCGTGTCAGCTCTTTTGCTTCTTCGCCTGACAGGTCCAACTGGTCACCCAGCTTACCAACACCCATGCCGTACATCATCCCTAGATTTATAACTTTTGCTTGCTTGCGCGGTATGTCCGCCATGTCAGCAACCATCGTATGGAAGTCCATGTCTGGGTTGTTCTTATAACCGTCAACAAATTCATTGACCTTGGGCATAAGCTTGCCTGTTCGCTTCTGGTACAGAGCTGCAAAGTGTACAAGAATGCGAGGCTCTTGCTGTGAGTAATCTATCGACGCCCACTTCTCCTCTTCGTTTGGTACAAAAACGGACCTAATCAAAGGTCCTAGTTTTGGATGGCGGGCGGGTATCTGTTGAAGATTGGGGTTGTTCATAGAAATTCGTCCCGAAACGGTCCCACCATCATCAGATCTAATCTGGTTTATGTGCCCGTGCACTCTGCCGTCACGACCTATGTGCTTCTGCAGCCCGTCGATAAACGTGCCTTTGCTTTTATTAAATTCTCTTGCCAACAGGATCTGCTTTGGCAACGGGTGTTTGTGCGTGTTTAAAAAGCTTTTGGTAAAAGACGGTGCGTCCTTTGCCGTCCTGGGGTAGTCAAGCTCTAGCTTGTCAAAAGCCTTGGCGATAGAAGCTGCGGCCCATATCTCCACGTCAAAGCCTACGAGCTTGTGCAACTCCTCTCGCGCTTTCTTCTCTTCTGACAGCATGAACTGGGTTGCCCGCTCCATCGCATCTTGGTCCACCCGTATGCCCTGCATGGTCATATCAACAAGACAGGGCAATAGGTCCCGTTCAAGCTCGTGAACCGTGGTCAGTTCTTCGCGTTCTATCTGAACTTTAAAAAATTTCCACAGCTCCAGTGTAAGCACCGCATCCTGCTCTGCGTATTCACCTACAAAGTTGGCAGGCATACGCCACATTTCGCCCTTGGGGTCAAAGCCAAACTCTTTCGCAGCCTCGACCAAGGCACGTTCTGATTTGGTTTTGTTGATATGGTCATACGCAACAGCGTTCAGACTGTAGCTGAAACGGTTTTCATCCAGCAGCGCAGCCACGACCATTGTATCTATGATGTTGCCATTAACTTCAAAGCCGCTTGCTTTTAGCCAGCCAAGGTCATATTGAGCGTTATGCATGACCTTATCGGCAGGGCAGGCGAGCACCTTTTTCATATAGTTTCCCACGATTCGCTCGTCCAAGTTGCCCCCACCTTCATGCTTTATAGGCAGGTAGCCCTGCCAGCCGTCTACAGCGAGGGCAAAGCCGACAATATAACCGTCCTTGCGGGGCCAACCGGGGCCCAGCGTTTTGATGTTTGGGTCACATGTTTCGAGGTCAATCGCTATTTCTTTTGCGTCTGTCAGGTCTGGCAGCTCAAAAGGCGGAGCCCACTCAAAACTTTTTAACGGAGACATAAACTCAACTTCATTCATTGGTCTCTCCTATCTCATACTGTAAACGTGTTAAATAAAACTGTGCTTTGGCAAGGTCCTCAGCAGGGTTGCCCTTGTGCTCGTACCGCCATATGTATTTGATTATCGCGCCCTGCAGGTAGTATTTGTAGCCCGGACCTAGAGCCGCTTTGATTGCATCAAGGCATTCTACCTTGCCAAGCGTGTAATGCTTGGGGCTGTTAACCATGTCGCTCATATTTGGTAGCTCCTTATGCCGTCCATAGGCGAAACGATAAACAGGTTTTGCTTTGACCGTGTCACGCCTACATAAAATAAACGGTGTAGATCATCTAACATTCGGCGACCTTCGCGTGTGTCTGAAGATATAGATTGGTCAGATGCATTTGATATGTCTGTGTACAGAACAACATTGGTAGCCTCGCCGCCTTTTGTGCCGTGTATAGTAGAGACCTTGATCCGTGGTGCGCGGTTTAAGTCCTCTCCTCTACGAAGCAGAGCAGCGATATAGGTTTTGTTGTCTTCGGATATCTTGTCCATAGCCACGTCCCACGTCATGTCTTTAGTTGCAAGCAGCCCCATGTTTTCCTGCAAGCTGTCCAGCGTGAACATATCGTCAGCCTGTGTGTTAGGTAAATTTTTAAAACCTCGCTTTATGCGGGTGATAGATTTCATAAAGTAGTACAGGTCTTTCACCGCATTGGCAGTGACTTCTTCGCCTTTGACGAGGGACTTCCAAGTATCCAAGGCAATAGCTAACTTCAAACTAATGCTTCTGTAGCCCCTGTTCTCGAAGTAAAAACCGTGTTGTTTCAACGATTCGCACACCTCGTTGAGCATATAGTTGCACTGAGCCATAATCATCCAATCGCCTTTTTTAAATTTTTCTATGTCAGGCTCAAATATGTGATGGACAGTGCCATCCTCTGGCTTTGGGTTATAATGCTTTGGGCGACGGACAGTGATACGACTGGCAATCCGCTGCGCTACCTTATGCACTGTGCGGGGCACACGATAGGATTGCGAAAGAACTTCTGACCCCTCTTCTACATTTAAAAAATGCTCAACGTCAGCCCCAGCCCATCTATAAATTGCTTGGTCATCATCGCCTGCGGCATACATACGTCTGGATTTTTCGTTAAGAACGTGGGCTATCTCCCACTGCAAAGGTGATAAATCCTGCGCTTCATCAAGAAATGTAACGTCAAAGCGTGGGCAGACCCGTGATCCGTTTTCAGAGAACCATTCTAATATGTCGGTGTAGTCATACAGGCGGTTTGCTTTCTTGTACTTGCGGTAACACTCATCTATGTATTTTACTGTCGTGAGCGGTTCCTCGATGCCACTATGCCTATATGTCTCGTCAATTACCTCTTTCTTGAGCCGTGAGAGCTGTATGAGCTGCATAATGGGGTTGTCCCTAGCTGCAGCACCTATGTCGTCCTCCTCGCTCACTGACGAGGCTTTAAGGTTGAATCCAATCGTATTGCCTAGCTCAACTAGATGTTCTGATGCCAGAAGCTGGTCTCGTTTTATGTCTGACAGGTTGTAACAGAAGCTGTGCAGGGTACGAAAAAAGTACAAATCGTGCTCAGAATCTAGATTAAACCGTGACGCTGCACGTTCTCTGGCCTCCCGCGCTGCCTTACGAGTGAAAGCAAGGAAGGCTATTTGCCCTGGAGGCGTTCCGTTTTCTATGGATTTTTCAACCATATCAAGGAGCGTAGTTGTTTTGCCCGTACCTGGCGGGCCATATATCACAAACATCAGAAAGGTATATCCTGTTCATCCACCTCAAATTCTGGGGACTTCACTGTGGTGTTAGAGATTTCGTAGGCAGGGATGGCCCACACACGGACGACACGTCCGCTAATTCTTAGTATTGTAGATTCACCGCCGATGTCCCGCAACCTCTGTGAGATTTGGTGTGTCTTGAATTCAAAGAACCGCTGTCTTTTTAAAAAGTTCTCTAAGTCACGCAGCCGAAAGAAGGTCTGTTTTTTCTCTTCATCAGTCCACGGGCGACGCAGAAGGATCTCCTCTTTGTCCGCAGCGGTCTGCATGTTGCGGCAGAAGTCTTCCAAGTAATCATAGAACGCACCGTCAATGGACGAATCTTCTGACGCTTCCATGACCCCACCTTCGGTCTCTGTCATGTCCCGCAGCAATGCTGCAACACGGTTCTCCCAGATGTTCTTACTGACAGTAGGTGGCATGACGTTAAGCTGTTCGATACAGCTCTTCTGAAACGCAGCTTGGCTCTGCAGGCCCTCTGTAGATAACTCCAGTGGCTCGCCATTTACGTCCATGAACCAGATGGGCGGCTTTGAATTGTATTTGCGTAAGTTTGCAACAGAGGCAGATTGCCCGACGTTGCCTACACCATACTTCCGGGTCAGGCACTTGTCCTTGTCACAGAACTCATTGATAGGGGCGTCTGAGCATTTGTACTGGTAGTCCTTACGGTTGAGCTGCCTGACCAATATGTTGACCTCTGCCAAGGGCAGCGGTGGGTCAAAGTGCGCCATGTTATATTGCATCAGCTCATTCTCCCATGTATCTGGGAACGCTTTGCGTAAGTAAACACCAACATTGAAAAGACCATTGTTGCGAGTGCCCTCTGGAAAGCCTTGGTTGCATAGATGTTGCAGACAAGGTGGGCCATCTTTAATCGGTGTGCGGTCCTGTTTCTCTACGCTCAGAGCTTCTATCTGCTCTACTGTTTGGACAGCCGCTTCATACAAACCGAAGAACTCTTCGAGAGTGGCAGCGGAACCATCTGCCTTAAATGCATAGCGCAAACTCTCTTCATGGTTATAGTAGGGAAGGTTAAGAAAGTTTCCGACATCTCCCCTATCGAGTTGTAGTTTAATCTGCTTTGGAAAAATTTCGCTTCCAGCATAACCCAATGCTGCTGAAATAGAGGTAAGCGTATCTTGTAGAATTTTTGCACTAATCCAATCTTTAGAAAAAAGAAAAACATGTGCACCCCCTGATTTAGAACGACACACAACCAAAGGCAGCTTCATCTCTACAATCTTGTCCAACAGCTCTTTGTGGTTGAAGCCAGTGTACTGGTCTATGTCGATACAGCCCCATTTGCAGTTGTTGTCAGCATTGATGGGAATGATACCAATTGCTGGGCCCTTGCCAGACAAATGACCTTCCCATGTTTGTGCAGTCCTGGGAGAACGCAAAACACTGGCTTGACCTGACTGCTTGCCATTGACCTGCTGTTTCTGGATCTCGTAGGTGCCATACGCCTCTTCGAGCCCAGAGAATATTTTTGAGAATTTATCTGCGGACATATCACCCCCCAAACAAAAGTCCTCTGGTCAGCACACTACTGACCAGAGGTGATGTTATTTGTTTAGAATGGTAGATCGCCGTCTGAGTCGTCAGCAGTCTCTCCACGAGATTCTCCAGTATCTTCAGCAGGTACAGGATCATGCTCATGTTTGACTGTAACTTCACCCTTTTCAATAGAGGCGTTAAACTCTTTCGCCGCTTTATACTGGTGCTTTTCAGATATTGGGCCATCGAGGCTCATTTCCCAACCGTGCCAACTTCCTTTGCTGTTTTCTTCGCTCACAGTCTTCAAAAGATAAATGTGGCTAAACATCGGCGGCGTGAAGGGTCCGTTTTCCCCATTCATCTCACGCGACATAATCATGCTCATCCACTTACGAGACTTTTTGAGTTGTGTAGATTTCATTGCAATCAACGCATTGGTCATGCCGCCCTCTGGGTTTATAACTTTGACATACCACTGAGCTGTCTGCTCAACATAATCACCTGACCCGTCATCGACATATTCTTTATTGTCATTTGGGTCTCTATTTGTTTTAGGCAAATTTGGGTCATTAGGCTCGTGTATCATTACTGGTGCCGCGATACCCGTGCCTCGTGGTTGCCACCGTATGAACTTACGCTGATAAGCGCACGGTATAACCTTAATGCCGTCTTTGCCTTTATAGACTTCACCTGTAACAGTATTAACGATATCGCCTTTGCGTACATCGTCACGCTCATCAAGAATACCGTCCAAGCCAGATACAATTTTCAAGAAAGGCAAAGCCATATCTTCATTAGATACATTCTGGATACCTGCGCTTGCGTCTGCCTCAAACATAGAAGTGTCGAACTCCGCTACCGCAGTTGCCTGCTCCTTTTTTACAACTTGCTTTTCAGTCATTTTTTTGCCTCCTTGATTAATGCCCGTTGACCGATATGTGCCCCAAATAACTCCATAGGGAAAGGCTCGCCTTTTTCTGTTTGGTCTTTTACCCAAGCTCTCAGTGTTGATGAGTGGACGCTTTCTGCCTGTTCTGGCGATAAGCCCTGTTCTGAGACCTTTGACAGAAATTCTGCTGCTTTTTGGTCTTCCCCCATGCCGAAGTTTACTGACACGATATTTTTTACCATGTCCCCATGTCCATTCTGCCGCAACCATTCAAATGCCTCCTCTCTTTTGTCCACTGGTATTGATGCTCCATACGTTTTTTTGATTTCAACTTCAGAACCATCTTGCAGCTTAAAAGAAGATACACCCATTTCCATAAGCATTTGTGGCAGCTCATGGTCAGACATTTTATACAAATCTTTCTTCGCCTCTCTAACCTTTTCTTCAAGATTCTTGACGAGATTTTGTTGGTCTGTAATTTGTTGGGCTAATTTTGCGACACCTTTCAGATTGCTATCATCAAACGTGCCAAGCGGTGATTTGGAAGGGGACTTTGTATCCTCTTCCATCAGAGACGTTAAGTCACTCATTTCTTTCTCCTGTCGTCGTTGAGTGTTTATTTAAACACTTGATATATCCTATATAGCCGTATATATTTATATAGTCAAGGAGATAAATATGCAAAAATATAAGTTCAAAACCAAACCGTATGAGCATCAGAAAACGGTTTTGGAAGATTCGTGGTCCGCGAGCAATTATGCTTTGTTCATGGAAATGGGTACAGGCAAATCGAAGATTGCAATAGACACCATTGGAGCTTTGTTTGAGGACGGTAAGATCGACACAGCGTTCATTGTTGCTCCAAAAGGCGTATTTCACAACTGGTCACAAAAAGAAATTGTAGCGCATTTGCCAGACCACATACAGCGCAAGGTTCTTAGTTGGCAACCTAACATTACAAAAACTTTTAGAAGTCAGTTTGAAGAGTTTTGTAAGGATACTGATGAGCTGCGTATATTTGTTATGAACGTAGAAGCGTTTAGCACGAGTAAAGGAGCTACGACGGCTGAATGGTTTGGGAAGAATTTCGGTGAAAAGGGTATGATGGTTGTTGATGAGTCTACAACAATAAAAAACCGAAAAGCTGCCCGGACTAAAGCTGTTGTGAAGACGGGGGAGTTATTCGCATATAGGCGTCTCCTGACAGGCTCCCCCGTCACCAAATCACCTATGGACCTTTACTCTCAGTGTGAGTTTTTGGGCCAAAGCATGTTGGGTTTTCCAAGTTATTTCGCGTTCCAGGGTAGATATGCGGTTCTGCAAAGACGCACAATGGGGCATAGATCTTTCCAACAAATCGTTGGCTTTCAAAGATTAGAAGAGCTCAATGCCAAGCTCGATGTATTCAGCAGGCGTATTCTGAAAAAAGAATGTTTGGACCTGCCCGAAAAGATATATGTCAGACGAGAGGTGGACCTTACAGACGAGCAGAAAAAACTGTATACACAGATGTCAAAGCTTGCACTTGCTCAATTGCGGGACGGCAGTCTGGTCAGCACTAACAATGTTTTGACACAAATTATGCGCTTACAGCAGATTTGCTGTGGGTTTATTAAAAATGATGATGACTTGATTAGTGAAGTAAAATCCAATCGACTTCACGAGCTTGTGAATATCTGTGAAGAAACCACAGGAAAAGTCATTATATGGGCGACTTTTGTTCACGATATTGAAAAAATTTGTGACATGCTCACAAAAGAATTTGGCATAGAAAGTTTTGGTGCGTTTTACGGGGCAACCGCGCAGGAGCAAAGGCAAGAGATTGTAGATCAGTTTCAAGACCCCAATTCAAACATGCGCTTCTTCGTAGGCAACAGCCGCACGGGTGGGTTTGGTTTGACCCTGACAGAGGCCAGCACCGTGGTGTATTACAGCAATAATTATGACCTCGAAATACGGCTGCAGTCAGAAGATAGAGCGCATCGCATTGGTCAAAAGAATAACGTGACTTACGTGGACCTCGTCAGCCCTAAAACAATTGACGACAAGATATTGACGGCTTTGCAAAATAAACAGAACATTGCAAATATGGTACTGGGGGAGGAGTTGAAGGAATGGTTCAATACAGAGTAGAAGATGGGCCTATTAAGAAAGCTTTGGACACGGGCCGTTGTCCGCGTTGCTTGTGCCAGATGCAGCCCGTAGATGTTCATGGGCATCAACAATGCGCTGTGTGCAAATTTTATATTGTTGAATGTTGTGACGGCGAAACGTGTTCAACTAGTAATGCGGTTCAAGAAGCTTAAAAATTCTCCCGCCCCCATGTCTTTACCTTGAAGTGGCCTTCTAAACTCAATACGCGGATTGTCAGGGTCTAATGTAAATTCTAAATCGCCTCCAAAAACTTTAGTTGAGGCACGAGGACCACCACTCGTCGCCATTTCCATTAGTTCCGAAAGGGTGGGATAGTCCAAACCAGCTAATGCTGTGCTATCTCTCAAATCTCTTGTTGGGGCTTGCGACTGTTCATACGGGCCAAGCTCTGGTTCAGGTGCGAATAGCTCTAGGAAATCTTGACGGCTTAAACCAACATTAGGAGCGTTTCTTGGGAAATCTTGACGGCTTAAACCAACATTAGGAGCGTTTACTAACTCAGGTGGTTTTGCCGCTATAGAATCTAACTCTTCTGAAGGAAATAAGCTCTGGAATGAAATTGTGTCTATCTCATCCATAGGGCGAGAAGTAACGGTGTCAATCTCAGTCACTGGTGAATCAAAACGACGACCTATAGGTGTGGGCACGTCTACTACACGAGATTCTCTCAACATTTCTGCCGTTGTGTTATCAGAAAGTCTTGAGTCGCTTTCCGCAGGCATACCTTCAGCAGGGAGCATTTCAGCAGGCATCATTGCCATTGCGGCAACTTCATCCTGATTGGTTAGGCCCACAGGAATAGTTTGTGCTAAAGGTCCAATTTCCCTGCTTGGGTCTATTGACCCCATTGCAGGTCTGCTTGCAACCGGGGCTTGAGCTGGTTGCTGGTTACCAGAGGCTAAACCTTGCAACCGTTCAATCATGCTTGATCCTTTATTGGCAATAGACTCAATTGTGTCACCTAAATTCAAGCCACCTATTAGTTGTTCAGCAAGGCTTTGGTTCTCTCGTGCCCTCATTTCATCAGTGACTTTACTTGAAAGATAAGGATCTTCTGTGCCTATTCCACTTAAAAAAGACCCTGCGAAAGGAACAGATCCAATACCTGCTCTGACTAATTGCTCACCCGGACCCATTTCACGAGTGACCATTTCGACAGGACCTTGGTATGTGCCTCTACCCGCGCGGTCAATGCCTCCACTTCTAATTCTGCCATCAGCAGTAATGTCAGGATTTCTATAAAGATCATACTGTCTTTGTCTAAATCGAGCTGCACTAGTGCCCGGTCTTCTATTATGAAGACGATCTAGGTCACGAAACTGCTGGCTGTAATCTACGCCTTTGCCGCCCAGTGACCGACTAAACTTATCTAAAAATGCTGCAAAACCTGATGGTCTTCTTCCAAAGGGATTTCTATCGGTAATACCGTAAGTTTTTTCAAACTGAGCTTTTGTCAAGCCAGCTCCTGGACGAGCAATAAATCTGTTGTTATCGTCGCCGTCGCCCCCGCCGCCACCATAAACTTGGTCAGAAGTATATCCCAATTGAGATGCAGCAGTGCCTCTACCCGGTCCGCCCGTAGAAACGTAAGTACTTTCCCCTGTTGCGGGGTTTACACCACCGACATCAAACGGATCGTATTCGTCTTGCATTGCCATCTTATGCTTCCCTCATTTCAAGCGCAGCTTCTAGGGTTTCTTCGTTGCGACGCAGCCAACCTTTACCAAAGGTATCAAAGGTTTTTAAAGAGCGATAGTAGTCCGCACGATTTTTTGCCAGTGCATTTAGAAGAATAACAGTGTCTGTGTCCTTAATACGAGCCATTGTCTTTGGTCCGATAACACCGTCCTCTTTGGCCCCAACCAAGGACTGTAACACACGGGCGGGGCGTCCTGGTCCGCTGTTCACGGCCCAATCAAAAGTGGCTAGGTCTAACCCTGTGTCAAGCTCATCCGCCATGACACGGTCCCAATAATTCTTTTTATAGATTTCCTGCACATGCTCTTCAGGAATGTTTTTCAGTTCATCTACATCTTCTAAAGGACGACCCAAAAACTCTGCATAAGTTTTGTGTGTTATGCCCTTGTTGGTTGCGCCACCGGGATCTTCAGGATGATCGACAAATCCTCCTTCGTGGTGAAGTATCAAGCTTAAACTGTAAAAGAAGTTTGCTTCCATTAGGCTCGCCTTGCAGCTAACAAGCTTGTTATTCCATCACCAGGAAAAGCTGCAGCCATTTGAGTTCTTAGATTAGGATTAGCAGGTGCCTGCGCCAGAATACCCGTTGAAGGGGTTCGAACAGGCATCGGCGCAGGCGTAGGCACCCTGGGAGGAGGGGGTGCCATGCTTACAGGTCCAAGCGGTTGCCCGGAAGTTGCGGGCGTGTCATCTATTCTTGGACGCATGATTTTTGCGGCGTCACCCCTAAGGGGGTCAGGTCTGTCAAAATATTCCTGTGTCTCTGCAGGTATATCAGATTCAGGTAATGTTAAACCTGCCCCTATTAAATAAGTTCGAGCAATGCCTGCTAACCTTTGCGCTTCTTCCTGTTTTTTTGCTTTTGTCAAAAGCAATGTCATAAAGTCTTTATCTAAAACAGCTTTTTCAAGCATTTTTATCTGCATGTTTGCAGGCACGTCCCCAAAAAGCTTTTGAGCCATTCTTGCACCAATGCCTGCTTCAACGAGACCCTGTGGTCTCAAACCGGGCATTTTTTGTGCTGCGGTAGAAACAACAGAAGAACCTAAAATTCTGACTAAGCCAGACATAAGAAAATTCATTTCCTCTGCTAACTTCCCAGCAGCTTTTCCGCCAGCATCTGCAACTTGTACATTTTTACCTGCTTCAAAAATATACCGCAGACGATCCATTTCTGCTCTTGTAAACACGCCCTCGTCCACAAGCATATCAGAAAATGGAATACGATCCGCTAGACTTTTTGCATCCTTTGCAGAACGAACAGCGGCTAAATTTTGACCTGCACTAATTGGGGCACTGCCTTTTAAAGGTTTGAAAAGAGTTTCAAGCATGACGCTAAAGTTTTTATCATCACCGCCTCTAGCAAAGATTGTCGAAATGATAGAACTTTTTAATCCTTCCATTGCATCTAATTTTGCTCTTTCAAACTGATTTGCAGAACGAGCAGCTCCGCTTGGTGTTAACCTTGTTACCCCTTTTAAATTTTCAGGATCTCCCGCGACTACTGATTGAGTAGAAGGAAATACATCAAGATCGCCCATGTACTTAGCGTCTTTAATCTGACTTACTAACTGGCGAAGCTGTTCTCTTGGGTTTTCAGCGTCCAAAAGTTTTGATATTGCAAGCTCTGGGTTTTCTCCACGCAACAAAGTGCCTAAAGCCGTTTGTTGTTTTACAACTTCGGAAACTAAGTTTTGATTTGCCTGAGTCTCTGCAAGTTTTCTTGCGACTTCAAAACTTTGCCCATCTTGTAATTCAGCTCGAAGATTTGGGAATAACCGCAGTAATTCTTGATTATCAGGTGACTCTAAAAACTCTGCAGCCCGTCTTGGGTCAATGCTTAAAAACCCATCCTCGTCTGCGACCATGACTTTTCGTGCTATTAAACGTGCAGCGTTTTCAGAAGCAGAAAAAAGACTATCCGCAGGAACAGGCTCAAAGCTTCTAGTTATGTCAGGAACAACAGAGGTTGGTGCAATTACCTCCTGTGGGGCGTCTAAATTGCCAGGTCGAGGCACCCGCAATTCTTCTGCAACATTTAAATCATCCAACATTCTTTGCACAACAGTGCCAGAATTGATTATTTCTTTAAGCTTTACAGTAGCAGGCCCAACTCCCCCACGCAAAATCTCATCAAACAGTAGGTCTGCATGATATGCACCACCTCCTGCGGTATCCGTTACAAGCGGGGAGCCGCCAAATGTTCTTATAATTGCTTTTTGTCTACCGCTTGAAAAAGCTTTAGCTGCGGCATACGCTTGCGCGGCTGCATTCGATGGGTCAATTGCTTCAATCGCTTCATCCATTTGCTGGTCAATTGCGCCAATTAATTCTCCAAGTCCTGCGGCTAGTTCATTATTAGGCACCCCACCTTGAGACGGGTCTCCTGCCGCAGCAGCCGCAGCAGCTCGTCGAACCGTGCTACGCATCTTTTTTAAATCGTTGAAGGTGTAATCAATTTCTGGTTTTTGAAAAAATGCAGACTCTGGGTCTAACTTTTCAAGTTGAAGCTCAATTTTAACTGTTTTTTCAAGGTCAGCTATCTGCCTTTTTGAAGCGGCAATTGCAGCTTTTGCATTGGTAACTGCTTCTGTAGGAGCAAAAGCACCCCCTGCAGCTTCTCTCAACTCTGCGTCGGACATTCTCATGACCTCAGAAAGTTGGCCTTTTCTTGCTTCAATCAAAAGCAACATGTTTTCAGCTTGTGACTTGGTGTCATCATAAATGAAGTCAGGCGCAAAACCTTGCCCCTTACCTATACCAGACAAATTATCTAAAGCGTCATCCCCAGGACGAGGTGCATTCAAAAAGCGTTGCCTGTTAACTTCAGGTATTACGTTTTGACCCGCTCTATTTTTTCCAAAAGCAAGTTCAACTATGGTATCATAGGTGCCTCTAACATCTTCAGGCAATGCATCTAAGGCTGCTCGTGCCTTTATAAGCTCCTCTGATTCACCTAATCCAAAATTTATACCATATTCGCTTTGTAGTTTGCCAAGCTCAGCTCTTACATTCGACGGCATTTCTGTGCCAGGAGACAAATATTTTTGGCGTATAAAAGGTAAAGCATTTGCAATGAAATCAACATTGTCTACAGGGATGCCCGCCCCATCAATTTGTTGATAAAGGACCTGTTCCTGCCGTCTAGCGTTATTATTTACTTGTTCTAATAATGTAAACAATCTACGGCTGACTACCGCGCTGTTTTCTGCGCCCCTTTGTAGTCTATCAACTGGGCCTGCTGCCCGTTCTTGAGCTCGTATTAACTGCAACTCATATTTCATTGCCTGAAATTCGCTGGCGATGGTGGCTGCTGTTTTTAAATCTTCTTGTGAACCAGAAGCCCGCAAACCTTGAACAAGGCGAGCAACAAAATCTTCTCCCTCTGCAACTCGCTTATCAATTTCATCTGGGAAAGAAGAATCAGGGTCCAACTTAGCAGTAGCTGCAGATACATCTCTTTGCAGCCTTCCTAAAATAGGAGAACCTGTTACGGCAGCGGGGGTTAAATCTTGTGGATAAAGGCTTTCATCACCAAAGATATCATCTGCAATTTGTCTTAACATTGCAGGGTTTTCTTCAAGGGCGGTTAAAATTTCTTCTACAGTTTCACCATTACTGCGTTCTTCAATAATCCTTTTTAGTCGTGTGCCTACATTTGTTAGCTGGGCGTCTTCACCCATTCCTGTTGAAACACGTCGTAAAATGGTGGGTGCAAAACGCAATATCAAAGAACTTGGAGTAAAAGCTCCTATAAAACCGCCCCCTATCTCACCAATAACTTGCGAACTTTTATCCCCAGGGTCAACACTTTCAGCGATCATACCACCTGTGGTCGCGCCTATACCCATAGCTGTTTCAGAACCGAAAAACTGAAACTTTTGCATAGGCCCTAGCTCGCCCCTCGCGGCTGCACCAGCTTTTTCTAAACCCTTTTCAAGGGTCCGTGAAGCGCGGAAAGGTATTCGCGCTGTAGCGGCAAGATTACCTTTTGCTTGCAACAAAGCATCATTAACCAACATGCCTGAGAAAGTGTTGTAAGCTTTTTTCGGTAGTAAATAAGGAGATGAATATATTGCGCTTGCATTGAAACCAGCAATATCGCCGCCAACTTTATAAATCCTTTCTTCAGGACGAACAGGTCGGCCTTCGAATATACCCGCGCTTTGCCCCTCCCGCGCTATTCTCTCTGCTACAGTATCGCCAAGGACCAGCCCGCCAACAAAACCCGCTAAAGCAGCGGGTTTTTTCAAACGACCTGGAGCTACTTCAGAAGCAACTTTTGCGCCCGCTACGGCAGGAGCAAGAGTAGCAGCACCTTTAGTAGCACCCTCTAAAAAAAATTGTGTAAAGCGAGACAAAGTGCCTTGCATTGGGGCTACATTAGAATATCTATATAAAAATTCTGTAGGGCTTATATCCCCTGCCAAAACTCCCTTATCGTACTTTTCTGTAGCTGCTTCTGCGCGGGCGTTTATTTCTGCTGGGTCTGTAATACCGTCTTCATTTGCTTTATCCATAGCAATGAATTTAACAAGTGCGCGGGCTATTTCTTCCGTTCCATACTGATTTCCGCCTGTAGGCGGTTCCATTTGAGCTAACGCATCAAAATTAATGTCATAAAGCTTGTCTGCTTTTGTAACATTTACATTTTCGGCAAAGTCCATACCGTATGGCCCCTCAATACGAGGTCCATAGGTATCTAAAACAGATTGATCTACTTGACCGATATCTACCATTTAATTTGTTCCGGTTGTTGTGCTAAAGATAGAATCATAGACATTGTCCGATCCCCTTGTGGGTTCGCCTGTACCAGTTTTACCCATCAACAAGTTTCCAAGAGTTCTATAAGCCTCTTCTAAGTAATTCATTTCAACGATTTGAGATCTTAACTTTGCCCTCACCTTGGTGTTGCCACTAGTGGGCTCTATTGCGGCTAATTCTTTCTGCGCGAGTTGACTTTTTAAATTCCATTGATTTGCTGTTCTATATGCTGTGTCAGCGACTTGGCCTGGGGATGCAGTTATACTGTCCACTTTGGGTAGTGTATCTGTGAAAGCATCAACTTGAGCCTGTGTCTGTCTTCCGGGCAACGCTAAATAAGCTTGTTGAGAATAATTATTTAAAGCGTTTACAGTCGCTTTAACTTTATATGCATCTTCAAAAATTGCCTTAGATCTTAAGCCTAAAACATTTTGAAGTGGTATAGCAAACGCATCAAAGCTTCTTTTAAGAACGCCTTTTACTCCAAGATTTGCATCAGAAAAGTCTGTAATTCCGTCTACAATTTCCAGCAATTCTACATCTATAGCTTTGGTCTCTCCAGTTAACAGGCCATAATCAGGGAATTGTGGGTCGAAGGTCCGTATTTGCTCAATTGCCTGCAATGCAATACGAGGCACCACAGGATTTTCAGAAACAAAATATCCGCCTTCTTGCCCAGGAGCTGCAAGATTAAATCCTGGCTTAGACATGATAGTGGACATAAGTTGGTCAAATCTGTTCAGTGTTTCTGAATCTTTTGCTCCTTTAACAATCTCTTCTGCAACACCTGTGAGATCACGGCGAGCAACAGAAACTGTAAGCTTTTCAGCTTTTGTTTCTGTTCTTTTTGGTTCAAATAATCCGGTGCCCTTTTCAACATCCTGTAGTATTTCGGATTCAGTTCGGAGCACATTTTTATTGTCTGCAGTGCTAAATACTTCTTTTAATTTGTTTGAAGTATCAGGTTTCTTTGGCCCATATCTTTCTGGCTCTTTGTTATAATCTGCCTCTGAAACCAATTCATTTTGTCCGGTTTCGTTGTCAAAATAAACTGATGGCTTTGTCGGTTTATCTGGCTTTGGAACTAAATTCCCGCCACTCTTCTCAATTTCAGAGTCTGTGGCAAATTCCATTTCCTTTGTTGTTTTATTAAAGACTGCTTTCTTTGCCTTACTGTCTTCACTTAAATTATAAAGCTCAGGTTTGGCATTATAATCTGCTTGGGGTATGCGGACTTTAACCCCATCAGATTTGCGGAAAGCATCAACATATTCAGTTGCTGCGAGATTATAATCACCGGGCTTAGCATTGTATTCAGATAAAGGTATTCTTACTTTTACCCCTGGGTTGTCCTTTTTAAATACATCAATAGTTTTAGGGGCGGATAAATCATATAAATCTTGACTTGCGTTATAATCAGCGCGAGGAATACTTACTTTGACCCCATCAGACTTTCTAAACGCCTCAACATATTTTATTTCGGGTTTACCTGTCTGTAAGACTGTTCCATCACCCTTAATATATGTTTTTTTCGGGTCCATTTCCGTAATTTTTTGGGCCGCTGTATACTGATCGCCTGCCATGTCCAGAGCAGCGGCTTTAGCAGCAGCTTCACGCTTGTTTTTTAACTCTCTTACTGAAGCACCAGAGGTAGCCAGTAGCGGACCAATGGGCATCAAAGCCTCTGCAATGGGAACACCTTGTGCTATCTGCAATCCTGCAGGTGCTAAGCCGCCTAACAGAAGGTTAGCCAACGCCTGTTTCCTGTCTGCCTCTTCATCCCCACCGTAAATCTGACGAGCTAACTCTAAGTTTTTATTATAAAAATCCATCATGCTAGATGGAGAGGATGAGCCAGTTTTTTTGCCGCCGCCTGCCATGCCCTGCTGTATTGCGTTCATCAAAGGCTGCGTTATTGTCCGGGCTTGACCCCCGTTACTAAACTTTTGCACAATGCCTTGTGTCATCTCCTTGGTCACAGGAGTGTTCATAGCCCGTTGCGCGACCTGACCAATGCCTTGGTCAACAGGGGCCTGTGCCTCACGCATCTGCATTACAGGCTGTACTAGCGTAACTACAGATTCAGGTGTCCTGTTGGCATCCTTCATGCCCACAATGCCGCCAAGCTCCTGCCTGCGCTCCTTCATGGTGCGCTCGTCACCGCGCATCGCGTTCATCAATTCTACAGGGTCCTTTGCTGCAGCAATGCCGCCCATTGCGTCAGACATGACTTTTTCGCCAGCCTTTTTCATCAGCACTTCTGTGGGCCGTGAACCGCGAAACATGTTTCTGTCATAAACAGACATTATCCAAATAACCCTAACTGTTGAGCACCTGACGCGGCAGACAATCCTGCAATGCCGTAACCAAACAATTCTTGCATTGGGCTGGGCGCATTAGGAGCAGTGCCCTCTGTAAAGGTCATCGCGCTACTTGGCGCACCTTGATAGATGTCAGATAGGAACCCAATTCGTTGGTAAGGTTCAAGCATTTGTTGTGTTTGGGTTTGACGCAAAGTATCAAGTTCAGCTTGTTTTTGTGCCTGTTCTCTTGCACCTAAATCAAATTGGAAGCCGATGCCACTTTGGTCTGCGCCTTGTTGGACTTGTCCTAAACTTGCAATGCCAGTAGCCGCCTGACCCAAACGATTCAAAGCATCGTTATACCCTTGTGAACGCAACCTCGCCCCTAAGTCTCCCGCATCTCTTGCAGCCTCTGCCGCAAGAACACCTTGTAATAATGCACCACGAGCCCCGCCATAAGCCCCTTGGCCCATTGCGGCGTCTTCAAACTGTTTTGACTGTTGTCTTGCTTGGTCAAAAATATCTTGTTGAGACCGTTCAATCACCTCCCCAATGTAAGGGTCCATAGCCGCCTGTATCGCCGCAGGGTCTGCGCCAACGGTGGCTGCAAGGTAATCTCTAGCTAAATCAAAGTCGGCTGTCGGATCGAACATAGTGTCGCCCCGCAGCAGAGCTTCTTTTTGCAACTCAGTTAGCCCAGCAATTTCGTAATCGGGTAGATCTAATTGAATATCAGCTAATTCTTTAGCTGAGTCCATCAACCCAAGTTTACGAGCCTCTATCTCTGGGGCTTCCTTTGTTATTTGCCTTATTTCTTGTGAAGACATTATGCTCTAGCCTCTAAATTACGCATTAAACCATACATATTATCTATGCCTTTATCTATACTCCCTCCGCCCGCAGCTTTTACAGCATCACGGGTCATTACAAACTCACCGTCCATCAACATAGCAGGCACGTCATCTTTTGTGCCAGAACCTTCTCCCGGCCCTATGCCCCCTGTCCGACGAGGAAAGAAATCAACTTCGCCGCCATCTTTGAAATTCATCATTGGCATGAAGGGGCGTCCTGCTGCCATAGCTCCAAGGCCCTTGAAAAGAGGCTGAGGGGCCGGGTCTCCATGTGTCGATGGCATATTTCTATCCAACTGGCCTTCCATAGGCCGACCAAACTGATCCACTCCCTGCCCTGTTTCCATTGGCATATACTGTGGAGTTGGAAAACCAAGAGAAGCCATGTCCCCCAAAGAAAGTTGAGGGGTCTGCGAGGAAGGTATTGCCCTATCAAGAATTGGGAGAGAAGACATACCCCCCATTATTCCGCCACCACTAGACCCAGTGGTCATATTACGCAAACCGTCCGCCATTTGCCTGCTTTGGTTAGATAAATCCATCAAACCTCCAACTACGCCTCCTTGAGCATACTTTGCGGCAAGCTTGGGAGAAATCTTTTGTTGTACTTTCTCAGGAAGTTTGGAGAACCCTTTGTATTTATTAGGAACTGAGGTAGGGCCCCCGTCTTCAAAGTTGCGAATGGAGGGTTTGAGAATATCTTCCATCGTAGATCTGTATGCGTAAGGGTCTAAATTTGCGACTTTAAATTGATCTGAGTCCACTTTTTCAAGAGGGCTCAAACCTTCGTCTTCTTCCTCGTCTTCGCTAAACAACGTCATCGCACCTAAACCTAACGCAGCCGGGATTCCGAAACGCTGTACAAGACTTGGGGTAAGTTCTTTTTGCAACTCCGCCATAGCCTGCGTATCAGTAGCCCCTGCAGCTATTTTATCCGCATAATTTTGCGACGCCCTTATAGCGTCAGCATCAGGGGTTCTTGGCATGAAGAGACTAGTATCTTTCTCTAAAGTCGGTTTAACTAAACCTAATCCTTCATCAGATGTAGCTGCTTCAAACGCTTGCGCTCTTCCTGCTTCCGTTTGAAGCGGGTCATACTGGAAAGGCTTTTGCGTACCACCAACTAAAGTAGAAGCACTTTCACGCAAAGGACGAGAGAATACGCCTCTTGTAGCGTCGAAGTCTGCTCTAAGATTTTCTGCAAAACTTCCCTGTTTGCCCAAGAAACCAACCTTCAGAGCACCAATGCCCCCGCCAAGAGCGGCTGACTTCAAAGCATCCTTTGCATCACCACCCTGTAACAGGGTGCCAATACCCGCGCCAAGGGCACCAGATGCAACCGTGCCTAATCCCGGTAGAAAGGCATTTATAGCTACAGGCAATACAATTGGGGCTATGTCCCCAATTACATCTTTGATTTTATCGAAAAGACCCATTATGCAACCTTTATTGTGCCACCATCATTATACAGTGCCCCTGTCTCAAGTCCAGTGGCAGAAGTTGGTAAGTCAGTCAAAGTAATGGTAGAAGCTCTTATTGGCCCAGGATTACGCTCTTGCTCAATAAAGGTTTGTACTGCCCGAACTAAATCCACCAGGTAACCCTGTTCATATTCTGGGGGCGGTTCAGGTAATCTTGGAGGGGGTTGAGTACTAGCCATTATCTCCTGCCATCTTGTTTAACATCTACCCTTGGGCTACCTAGCTTCCATTTAGACCCTAATGCATCTGATTCTACACGAAGTGCAAAGGAACGTCCACGAACTCTTACATCTAATTGATTTGTGAAAGTTTCAACAGGAACAGAGGCGGTGCGAATCGCCGTCCCTGCTGAACTTTGTTCAAAATCCGCTCCAGGATAATTACGACCTTTTATGGTAAAAGTTGCCTGCGGAGAAGACGCAGATACAGAACCTTCAAATGTTAAATCAGGTATAACCCTGTTTACAAAAGAAAATCTTTCTCCGTCAGCGATATCTATACCTGCGGACTCAATAAATGAGTTCATAGCTATGCCGTCATCGTCATAGCCAAGCTCATGATTGTAAAGATACCCATTTGCTGTAGCCAAGGGAAAGGTCCGTGTGCCGCGATCCAACCACGCTGTCCTGCTAAGTGTGCCAAAATACCAAACTTTTTCGCTATAATTGAACGTTACATACTTGTCATTTTCAGTGGCATTTGCAGATGGATAAAACCAAATTACCTCACTAAACTCTGTGTTAACTCCCGCCATGACTTTACTTCGTTCTTCAAGGTTGAAATTTAAAAAGACTTTGTCTCTGACAGTGCAAGGAAGGGTTTGAGTACGACCGTCATAAACATAAAAAGTATCAATCCCCATCCAGAAAACAAAATCTTCTGTTGCTGCGGCTGCGTTGGGGCTCATAATAGTAATGTTACTTGAAATTTGTTGTAGACCGAATACGTTTGGCTCTCCTACAAATCTCATTGACGTAAGCGCAGTGTCTGTCCAGACAAGTATTTCACGTTTTGTTTCAATAGCTTGCATGAAAGTTGACCCTGCACCTAAAGGTAGAGTTCCTGCCGTATTGTTTACAGTAGGGAAAAAATCTGTGGGCAATTCTCTTGATGAAAATCTTATTAAAAGAGGATCTTGTATACCATTACCGTTGATGTCAGAAGCACTTGATCCTATGTCATCTGCACCAAAAGCAATGACATGACGTTGGGTGTCTGAAACTAGAACCTGTTTACATTTGGTAGGTATGCTTGTTCTCGTTCCCGGTCGCGTATTCAACGGTATCGCACGAGTATTCAAGTTATTTGTTCTGTCCCAATAGTATATTTGGTCATCTCTTGGATTTAATATTAAATCTTCAACAAAGTTATCGTGAGACCATAATCTTATTTGATTACGGGTGGTCACCCCGCCAGATGCAGCGTCACCCCACCCTGCAAAGTCATTTATTGGGTCAGCATTACCTTTTGCTAATCGCACAACAGAACCATCAGCGTGAGTTGCGGCTACAGTCGGGCCAAAAGTATTGACGTTGGAGCTTGTTAAAGTTCCTGCGTAACCTCTTGTACATCCTGTTAAATCATTTGTGATTGCTGTAACCGTAAAAGTTACGTCATTAAGAGGGGTTGCCCCACCTAACGTGTTACCAGCTATTGTAATTGTGTCTCCAACTGCGTAACCACTCCCAGCGGTGGTTGCAGTGACTGACGTGTATGTCGTCGTCGTCGCAACAACAGTAAATTCTGCGCCCGTGCCGCTTCCACTTGTACTTGCTTGAGATTTACCTGTATACGTAGCGGCGGTTCCAGCCGATCCGCCAGAAGTTACAATATTTCCAACTGTTTGGACACCAGTGCTTGATACGCCGCCCACAAGTATTAGCTCGTTGTCTATTAAGACTACATCCCCGGCAACTATACCAGTTGTATCAGTCAGCGTAAGTGTAGTGTCAGAAGAGCTAAGAGTTCCACCCTCATTTAAAGTGGTTTGTAAAGCAGCCGAAGTAACCCCGTAATATTGCCCAGCACCCCAACCTGTACCTCCCACCGTTGTATTTAGACCTACGTTAATCTGATATTCTGCCACAGTATTATTTATAAGACTGTCGACTGTAAATGTTTTTGCTGAACCAGGAACGCCATGACCAAAGTTTGCAAAAACAGAATAAACAATTTGATCTCCTACTCTATATCCGCTTCCTCCACTGGTCACAGAATTAAAAACGTATTCGTATAAAAATGAATACGTGAAATTTTGTACTCCTCCTATTGACACTATGGTTGTATTAACGCCTACTGTATTTTCTGTAAAATTTGCGACGAAGCTAGTTGTTCCTGCGGGGAAGGATGTAATAACTGAACTAGAATCATTTGGGTCTATAGCCACGTCAAATGTGTGAGGTTCCACAGAAGTTATGTTCAAAACTAAATCATTTGCTGTCGTTGCTCCTCCAAGACTTGTTCCTGGAATGGTAATGGTAATTTGTGCCCCGTTTCCAGTAACAGTAGAATAACGAGTTCCGCCGTCTGTAACAGCGTCTACTGCATATCCCCCAGAACCGTCTGTTGTAATTGTAAATTTCGCTCCACTTCCATTACCACTAGAGACCGTACCCGTGACGTTTGTGAACGTAGCACTGCCTGTAGAAGTCCCAGAGGCAACACTTACTGTTTTTATGGGATTATCATTCAAAGAAGGATTCATACCATCATTTACAGGGGTAGTAGTTTGAGGTCCAATGCCATTGCTAGCTGCTTGTGCTTGTGATGTAATTGTTAATGTTTTAACTCCGCTGGTTGCCCCGTCTAAAATATCTCCGTCAAGTGAAGTCACTGTAATGGTAAGATTATTAGCTGGTGTAGAGCCGCCAAGAGAAGCACCGGGAATGGTAATAGTGTCATTTACTGCGTAGCCAGTGCCTATGTTCGTCACAGTAACAGACGTGTAACTTGAGGAACCTGCAACTACTGTAAACTCCGCCCCTGTCCCACTACCACTTGTTGCGCTTTGTGTTTTTCCAGTGTGCGTGGCTGCACCAGCAGAGGTGCCAGCAAGAGTTGTTTGTCTTACTCCAGTAGTATTAGCTGTCGCAGTCAATGTAATCTGATAATTATCAGCATCAAGCACAGCAGTAATTTGATGTTCTGTATTAAGTAAAGCTGCTGTTATATTTGGGCCTAAAGATTCTGCTCCAGAAAAAGTAACAAAATCATTTTGTGCTGCACCGTGTCCAGCATTCGTTACTTTAATGATGTTTGAATCGTCAGTGGCTGTAAAAGTCACCTGTCCTGCGGAAGTTGTGGTTCTTACTGGGGTGATATCATTAAAGATTTGTCCCTCTTCAATATAGTACTTAATATGTGACCCTAATCCTAAAAAGTCAGAGCCATCTAAGGCTATCCAGTTGTGAAGGCCACGAACAGTGCCTAAATAAGTGCTATCACTATACTTTGACCACCCTCCCATTTTTTCAGGATAGCCAAACCGAAACCTGATTTTGTCACAATCGCGCCACCCACCTTCATTGGAATAAGAGGTGATATCAGTGTTAATACCGGGTTGAAATTGTAATTTTGTCAACGCCATGTTTATAATCCTGTCACTGTACCGTTTGAAGCACCACCTGTTAAAACACTCAGTATACTGCCTCTAACACTATTACTTGGAGACAAACTAACAGACACCCAAAAAGATTGCGCGTAAGTCATAGTGCTGCCCAAAGTCATAGTGGTGTTGCTTTTGTTATTTGACGCAAACCAAAATTCACGATTACCATTTATTACTTTAGAACCAAATGCTAAATCTCTGGCGTCTCTTCCGTAATAATTATAAACGGTTTGCGTAACATACTCATTAGTATCGGTGGTATCTAATGCGCCAGAACTTAAAAGAGGAAAAATGGAAGATATATTAGTGGAACCTGCTCCTGTATTATTGTAGTCTAATTCGTTATATGTCCAACTTACTATAAATTGGTTGCCAGAACGAGTAAGTTTACAGAAGAAATTCCCACTATAATCTGAGTGTCGTATATCAGGCGCAGACGCACCACCTTGTCCCCCAATAAATCCAATTTTTGCAGACCCATCACCAGAAAAAGTAGAATTAAAACCTTCGCTATTAGTTCCAGTAACAGATCCATTGTTTGTAACTGCAACAGTTTCTAAACTTAAATTATTGATTGCATACGCACCAGTACCAGTAATTGTTCCATTGTTAATGATTGTAAGTGTTCCAACCGCACCAGACGGGTACTTGATAGCGTCAGTACCAACATCCCCTGATACTGTAACATTTGAATCAACGACAATTATTTTAGGATAGTTTACAGTATAATCATCACCAAAAATCGTTGCTACGTTTTGATTAGTAGCATCAGAAGTGAAGGTCTGCTTAAAACCTTTTTCTTGAGAATAAAAGTCACCTAAAGAAACTGTTCCACTTGTAGGCACATTAGCAGATAAATTTACACCGTTATTGTTTGACGCTTTTGCACGAACTAATGACCCACCTCTACGATAATCCGCAAACGAAATAGCTGTGTTGCTGCCTGTGTTGTATTCGGTTCTTAGGTCAGCAAAACTTATAGCGTTTCCAGATGCTGGTAGAGCCATTATGGTGATCCAAAAGCTGTAACATTGTCAGAAGCGACTACGGCTCCTGTGCTGGATAATTTAAATACTGTTGTGCTATTATATTTGAACAACAAATCATTATCCCCTGTATCCAGTACAATTTCCCACTTACTTGTACCAAATTTTATGGACTGATTACCCATCAGAATATCGTTGCTATTTGCGTCTAAATCACCGCCAAGTTGAGGGGAGGTGTCATTTACTAAATCTGTTGGTGCAGCCAAAACACTTGTAAAATCTGCCACTGCTGCACCAGTTCCTTTACCATCAGCGTAAATAATCGCAGATTCACCGTTGTTGACAGTTGCGTTTGCGCCACCGCCTTGTGAAAAAATAGCGTTCTGACCAGAGTTATTTTGTACAAAAAACAATTTTTGTTGGTCATTAGGGCTGATGGTAATGGTATTTGCACCGGATGGCGTACCGCCCAAAATTAACACTTTATAGTGTCCCTCAGAAAGCTGACCGTCTGTGGTGGTTAGGGTATGAGTTGTTCCCGACAATGTTATTTCACCAACGCCGCCAGTAATACGGTCAAGAATGTCGAAATTCCGATTAACAGTCGAACCCCAAGCACCTGCCTGTTCACCAGAACCAGGTTGCTCTATGCCAGAATTGGAAGTATAGGTACTTGCCATTTATACCACCTTGTTTGTCCATGTTTCAGACGACGTTCCTGCGTTTATTTGAGTCCAGGTATCGCCAGTGTGTGTGACTTGTGTCCAGTTTTCTGATGTTGCACCCGCATCAATTTGCTCCCACAGTATATCACCATTTGCTGTTATCACAAATACACTGTTAATTTCTATCGGCCCTTCGCCTGCGCCAGGGTAGATTATTAAAAGACCACCCAGAGATGATAAGTCAAATTGTGAGTCCATATCAACTGTAGCAAGAGTCAACAATCCTCCTAATGGGTCTATCTCAAACTCAAAATCTTGTGTGCTTATAAGATCTAACAACACATTAGATGCTGTGGTCTGTGTGAAGTTTGCATCTAACTGAGCGACACCTACAGCTATCAGGGTTTGTGTGGTGGTCTGTGTGAAGTTTGCGTCTATTGCCGCAACTCCAGAGGCGATAAAGTTAGCAACAGTAGTTTGGTCAAACTGAGCGTCTAGTGAAGCAGAAGTTATAGCAAAACGCACACCATCTGTGGTTTGAGTGAAGTTTGAAGAAATATCAATTTCAGCGACAAGTATCCCTGACGCTGCTGTAAGCTTGGAGAAAAAAGCATCAACAGTCATGCTCCCAAGAAAAATGCCAGACAGGTTTGTAGACTGTGTAAAATTTGCGTCAAGCGTTTGGCTTCCAAAAAGCACAACGCCGTCCGTAGCAATACTGTTTTCAGATATTGCCTGAGAACCAAACATTATCCAGCTATTTCCATGACTGTAATTGACGACACACCTCTTGACCCATAGTCGGCATCAGCGTCATTCTTTGTCCTATTTAAATAAAATGTTCCGTTATAAGTAGAACCTAAAGTGCCTTGCATCTTGTAAGTCGTAGCTGATGTTGTCGCAGGAGAATCTAAAAACATTCCACTAAGTTCTCCCATTTCAAAATTATATGGATCTGCCTGTGATCGGAGCACACTAGTTGACCCAAACCTATTTCCAGAACTATCCCCCACCGAAATTGCAGTACTACCCCTTACTAGTCGAATATGTGCTGTTGCAGTAGTACTTTGCGAAATATTACAAGAAAATATAACAAGTATTTTATTGCTTGATGAAGTTGGTGTAATGCTTACAGACATACCGCTTATGTCAACAAAAGTGTTTGTATTTGATGAAGTAAAGCTAGCTACGTCAGTTTTAGTCGTACTAACTACCTGAAGAACAGAACCAGCAGGCTGTTTAGAAGACGGAACTGTAGTGCTTGTGCCTAACAGATTAGCAAGATTACGGGCATTACTCATAGCTTACTCCGGCTTATCAGGCCACACCACATCGTCAAGTGATGAGAATGTTTTAGTTATATCTCGCAGTGCTTGACGATAGGCTGTGCGTTCTGCGGACATAGTAAGGTCAGACGATGCCCACCAATCTGTTTCAGCGATACGGCGATTACGCTCTTCGCGCAATAGCTTTAATGGTTCAGCATTATTTAAGTTCGTTAGCTCTCTGTCTACTAAAGCCCAAGTAATACCGTTATCTTGCCAAACTTTAGGGTCAGTTTCTAAAATTGCTGACCCGCTTTCGTCAACACCAATTACAAGGCGAAAGCATTTATCAAAAGATTGTGCGCTCGTAGGCTCACCGTACAGTACGAACTGGCAGTTTGGGTCTAATGCTAAAATTGCTTCTGATACTGATGCCATAATTTACCCTATAAACGTATATGTTGCCCAGTTATAGGGAACATCTGTAGTTTGATAATAACTAATATTATTGTTTTGCTGTAAATATAGTTTATCATTTGCAGAACATTTTATGGTCATACTACCTTGAACTGACCTATTTTGAGTATAAACCCTACCAAGAGCAGTTGCAGAGCCGCCCGTCTCTCTATAAAAAAGCCAAGCCTGCACTTGATCAACACTTTGCGATAAGGTTGAAAGTTCTACTCTATAAAGTCCAGCTACTGGACAAGTAAATTTATATGTAGAGGTGTCATAATGATTACCGTCATTAACAAAAGCGTAAGAAAAATCAACTATCGTATTAGCTGTTTTTGCTACATAACTATCAGTTCCAGGGAAACCCACAAAAGCAAAAGGAATAACAGGTCTTGAAACCCTACCACTGCTGTCAATCGTTAGTGCAGTGTTTGAGTTTGTTGGGTCTTGGATTTCAGTGACTTTTAATATGCTAGTCATCCGCCAATCTCCATAACAGTAAGTGTTGATACACCATTAGCATCATAGCCGCCTGAATAATCTAAATTTCTATGGCTTCTATTAATATAAGCTACTTGAGAACCAGAATCTGACCTTTTAGCAAATTGAACTTTATAAGTAACAGCAGATGTAGTATTAGGTGAATCAAGATGTTGCGCTGGAAGATGCAAAATTATATAAGCACTCCCGCCAACAACACTAGATGCATAACTAAAATGAGACGTACTTCTATTGCTACCTGTGTCGTCAGGGGTTAGTAAAGCTACTCCATTTCTTACCAATCTAAGAT